AAGTAAAAATGGCGATCTGGCAACGCTCGATTTGAGCGAAGCTTCTGATCGTGTCCACATCTTGCATGTAGAGGCCATGTTGTCTGGATTTCCTTCCCTTCGGGAGGGTGTTCTGGCAACACGGTCTACAAAGGCAAGAATTCCTTCGATTGGGGTTGATCTTTATTCCCTTCGAAAGTTTGCGTCTATGGGATCCGCTTTATGTTTTCCTATCGAGGCGATGGTTTTCTTAACTGCCATCTTCCTCGGTATTGAAGACATAAAAGGTTGCCCTTTGACACGTAAGGATATTCTTTCTTACGTGGGTAAAGTGCGTGTCTACGGAGACGATATTATTGTCCCCGTCGACTGTGTCGATTCTGTTCTTCAATCACTCGCCCGTTTGGGTTTTAAAGTGAATGTTGACAAGTCCTTCTGGAATGGGAAATTCCGGGAGTCTTGCGGAGGAGATTATTATGACGGAAATGATGTAACACCTATTCGTTTCCGTCGAACCTTCCCCGAGAACAGAGGAGATGTTTCCAGAGTGGAATCTCTGGTTGCCTTCAGAAACCACATTTACGAGCGTGGTCTCTGGAGAACAGCCAGTTGGCTTGATGAGAGGATTGGAGAAATCCTTCCTTTCTTCCCCATAATCGAGCCAACATCACCTGGGTTGGGTAGACGATCCTTTTGGCCATGGATGGCCGAAAGGATCGACTATAACACACAAGCTCCAAGAGTGCGAGCTTATGTGCCAATCCGAAAACCGCCTGCTTCCACAGCAAGTGGTCTAGGATCCCTGCTTAAATGTCTATTGCCTAATAGGGTAGAACCCTATGAAGACAGTCGTCATTTGGAACGCTCTGGGCGCCCCTCAGCCGCCGACATCAAGCTGAAGTGGATCTCACCTTTCTGATTTAGGAAAGGTGGCGTAGGTTGTTAAGTGTCAGTTAGGGACATCTGTATCCCATCTCATCACCTTTGGGTGGGTGAGATTTCCTTACTGTGCAAGGTGATTTGCCTTGTATCGCTGACACCTACGAGAGTGTATATAATCCCTAGCGGGCTTATACTTGG